CTTAGGTTATGTTAACGACCCCAACGATGCCGGTGGCGAAACCAAAGGCGGCATTAGCAAGCGCGCTTTTCCCGCGTTGGATATCTCGTCTTTATCGCTGGATAAAATAGTCTCTGTTTACCACACCTACTATTGGAAACCTGCCTACTGCCAGCAATGGGCCGGGCCTGTTGCGATGTACACCTTCGATGCTGCTGTACAGCACGGCGTAACCAATGCCCTGTTAATGCTGCAGGAAATTGCCGGTACTAAAGCCGATGGCAAGATTGGCCCTTTATCCCGCGCGGCTATCCACGGTACTGATGTTGAATATCTGTGTGCCCGTTATGGCCTGCGCCGTGCGCGTTTTTATGCCCGTATTCTGCTGAAGAACACAACGCAAGGCCGTTTCATTGAGGGCTGGCATAACCGCTTAGTTAACCTGACCAATGCCGCGTGGGAGATTTACTAATGGGCCGGAACTGGGACTACTCGAAAGCCCAGGGGCGCGCAAAGCGCCTTAGTGCTGAATTGCATTTTCACAACACCGGCGAGCCCGTTCCTTCGCACCCTCCGCTGTTTAGCCACTGCGCCACCATGCAGGCATATTTTGCTGCCGGCTGGAATAACGTCACTGCGGGCGATATCCGTCTGCATATCTATGTTAATCAAACTGCGGTGCCCAGCGGCACCGACAACCTATCTAAATTCAGGAGTTTAAAACAATGTCTCTTTCAATAATTTTAGGGGCCGCAAAGCTCGCTATGGAGGTTGGCCCTGCTGCCATCCGTGGCATATCGGCCATGTTCGGTGGTAGTGAAACTGCCGAAAAAGTAGCCGGCATGGTTGAGCAAGTAGATAGCGTTTTGGGCATGAGCAGTGCGCAAAAGGAAATGGCGCTTACCCGCGAAATGCAGAAGCTTCCACCTGAAAGCCTGGTCGAGCTGGAGCGTATTAAAGCGGAAATGGAAAAGGAAATAACCCGCCGCCAGGAGTTACAGCTTGGCGATAAACAGGCTGAGCACAGCGAAACGCAACAGACCATTCGGGCAGGCGACAAAGCCGAAGACCCGTACATCAGAACTACCCGGCCGAACATGGCGCGCAAGTCAATGTGGGCAACGTTTGTGTACTGCTTTTTGATGGAAGGCTTAAAAGCGTTTGACTTCGGCACTGGTGTTGATGTTTACGTTGCAATTTTTCTTTCTACCCCGGCTTGGGCTTACATGGGTTTACGTACCCTGGATGGCTTTGCCCCTCACCCCAAAGGCAGCGGTGCCAAAGTAGCAGGTGCACTGGCTGGCCTTGTTAAGGGGCGTCAATGACAGACCTGTTTGATCGCGCCTCAGATGTAGAGCAGGCGTTTAGAGACAATGCCCTTGCCCGGCAGTTGGATCACGTTGTAGAGCAACCGCTGACAGATAAACAAGGTGCCCGCTGTTGCATTGAATGCTTTGAAGAAATCCCGTTACAACGTTTAGCTGCAGTACCTCATGCCGTTCGTTGCATTGGCTGCCAGGCCATTAAGGAGGCCCGCTAATGGAGTGGCTTAAAGCTTACTGGCCCATGCTGTGGGCGGCAATGAGTACAGCAGGCATGGTGATATTAGCGCTGCTATCCAAGACCTACGCCAGGCGTGAAGACCTGGCAAAAGTTGAAAAGAAAGTTGACCAGCTGCAAGCCCATGTAGACAGCTTGCCAACCCAGACGCAAATCACTGAATTGCTGGTTGCCCTGGAGCGAACCAAAGGAAGTGTGGAAACGCTGGAAGAGAAGATCCGGCCCGTTCAACACCTGGCACAACTGCTATTAGAACAGCGTTTGAAGGATGATAAATAGGGGTTTATATGTCATTTAAAACATTATTAACGGAAGACCAGCGCCTTGTGATCCTGCGCTCTTTGCGTGAGATGCAGGGCTTTGAGGCTAACGAGTCCATACTGGATGCATGCCTGGAAGCGTATGGCCACAACGTTAGCCGCGACCAGGTGCGCACCCATTTAGCCTGGCTGGAAGAACAGCAGCTCATTACCTTACGCACGTTGTCTGACTACCAAATAGCCCGCCTTACTGGCCGTGGTGACGATGTAGCCACAGGCCAAGCCACTGTGCCGGGTGTTAAACGCCCACGGGCTTAAGGGGGCGTTATGCAATTATCAGGTAGTCGTAAGTCCAAAGTTAACCTGCTGCCGCAGGTTATTCGCGATCAGCTGCATGCGTTTATACGCAGTGGCGATATGCATCAAACCGATATCCGTGAGGCTATCAATCAAATGATTGAAGAAGCTGGCTTGCCCGAAGACGCCAAGCTAAGCCGCACCGGATTAAACCGCTACGCCCAAAAGTTTGAAGGTGTGGGCGAGCGCATCAGGCAGTCACGCGAAGTGGCAGAGGTGTGGATCAGCAAGTTAGGCCAGGCACCAACATCAGACGTGGGCAAGTTGCTGCAGGAGTTCGTTCGCACCATGGCTTTTGAAACCAGCATGAAGCTGATGGACGAAGCCGCCGAAGAAGGCGCTGAACCTATATCACCTAAAGCCCTGGGCCAGCTGGCCTTGGTGGTGCAACGCATCGAAGCTGCGTCTATGTCGAGCCTTAAAGTAGAGAAAGAAATCCGTAGCGCCTTTGCTGTGGAAGCGGCTAACACTGCTGAGAAGGTGGCTAAGACTGCAGGCTTAACCAAAGAAGGCGTTGAGCTGCTGAAGCGTGAAATATTAGGGATCGCCTAATGACCAGGAAAAAGGTATTAGGTGTAGCAGCTGGAGTTGCACTAGCTCTAGGTGCAGCAGTAGCTGGCAGTTCTAGTGCTTCAGGTAGTAGCTTCAACCCTGAGTATGAAGCTTCTGTACTCAGCCGCTTCGACCCTAAAGAAGTGTTGCTCGGGTATCAAAAAGACTGGATAGCCGATGAGTCGCCATTAAAGATTTGTGAGAAGTCACGCCGAACCGGCGTCACCTGGGCTGAGGCGTGTGATGCATCATTAACAGCCAGCGCAGCACGCGGCCACGGCGGTACCAACCATTTTTATGTTGGCTCTACTAAAGAAATGGCGCGGGAGTTTATTGATGCTGCGGCCATGTGGGCCAAGGTATTTAATAAAGCTGCCGGTGAGATACAGGAAGAAATCTTTATTGATGATGGTCAGGACGGTAAAGAGATCCTGACCTTTGCCATTTACTTTGCATCCGGTTTTAAGATCCAGGCGCTATCGTCAAACCCTTCAAACCTGCGCGGTATGCAGGGTAATGTCACCATAGATGAGGCAGCATTCCACGAACGCTTAGCAGAGGTCTTAAAAGCTGCTACGGCACTCACCATGTGGGGTGCAAAGGTACGTTTGATCTCAACCCACAACGGGGTTGAAAATACCTTCAATAAGCTGATTGACGATTCGCGTGCCGGTAAAAAAGATTACTCGGTGCACCGCATAACTATTGATGATGCCTGCGCTCATGGCTTGTTTAAACGCATCTGCCAGGTGCGCGGTAAGGAGTGGAGCCAAGAGGCTGAGGATGCATGGAAAGCAGCCTTACTTAAAGCAACGGCAACCGAAGAAGATGCGCTTGAAGAATACTACTGCGTGCCGAAGAACGGCGGCGGCGCTTACATCAGCCGTGGCCTGCGTGAACGTGCCGCAATACTTAACGCCCCTATTCTCAGATTCACCGGCACTACTGCGTTTAACGAAGCCAGTGAGCATGCCCGCATTGGCGAGATGCAAGAGTGGCTGGAGCAGCATGTACTGCCAGAGCTGAACAAACTGCCACTGGATTTACGGCACGCCCTGGGCGAAGACTTTGCGCGTAGCGGTGACTTAACGGTATTCGCTCCCATCACGGTTGAAAACGATACCAAGCGCACAGTGCCGTTTTTAGTTGAGCTGAAGAACGTACCGTTTAAACAGCAAGAACAGGCGCTTTACTTTATTTGTGACCGGCTACCACGGCGTGATGGTATTTACCTGGACGCACGGGGCAACGGCCAGTACTTAGCTGAACAAGCCCGTTACAAGTACGGTGCCGAAGTTGTTGAGGTGATGTTGTCGGTGGCGTTCTACCGCGAAAACATGCCGCGCTTTAAAGCCATGTTTGAAGACAACGAACTGCTGTTACCCAAGCATGAAGATGTGATCACCGACTTAGGCCAGATCCAAATATTCAGGGGCGTGCCTGGTATTGATGACAGCCGCACAGTTGGCAGCGATGGTAACAAACGACACGGCGACAGCGCTGTTGCTATCTTCCTCGCCGTGCTGGCATCTAAGGCAGATATCACCCGCTACGAACTGCACACCATTAAAGCCGGTACAGACGAAAACGCCCGCCGTTTTTTGGGTACCGCCGCCGACAACAACCGATTTGATGATATGCCGCAGCATGACTTGCGCGGCAGAGGGATAAGACTATGAGTGCAATCTTAGATGCCAATGGCAAGCCATTTAAAATAGAGCCCGGCGTAATGTCAGAAGATATTGCCAGGGCCTACACCACCGGGGTGCGTAATCCTCGACCAGTCAGTGTGGCCTCAACCTTAACGCCGCAACGACTGGCAGGCATTCTTCGTAGTGTGATAGACGGTAATGATCCAGAAGCCTATATGACGCTGGCAGAAGAAATTGAAGAGCGTGACTTGCATTACTC